TGACGGCACCTTGCTGCTTGAGCAGGGCAAGCTTGCGCAACTCTTCGGCCTGCTCACGGTAGAGCGCCGCCGTAATGCTGCCGGCTTCCACTGCTTCCAACTGTGCGGCCGCTTCTTCTTTCAGGGTGGCGATCCCCAGCATGCGCTCTGCTTGGAGAGCGACCACGGCTTCCTTGCTTAGGCCAATTTCTTCGTTCGCCAGCTGCTGGGCCTTCACTTGGTCCTGCAGGCCGATGAGCTCGGCACTCCCAGCCTTGACGCCCTGCATATACAGGTCTTGGCTGGCTTGCGAGCGGCTCCGCTTCGCCGCGGCCAATTCGATCTCTAGCTGTTTCTCCCGGCTGATTCGCTGCTCGCCGAGCTTAGCGATTTGCCCTGCGAAATCTTCTTGCTCCCGTTGACTACCGATCTTCCTGCTAATCAGCCCCAGCTGCTCTTGAAGGTCCTTTTTTCGGCGGTCCATTTCCGCCAGTTCCTTACTAGCGATTCGCCGAAGTGCCTCGTCCTCCGTGATTTCACCCGCATCGCGCTGCGCCTGGATCTGCGCCAGTGCACGCTGGCCGAGGACGTCCTCCAGCTCGCCGCGCTTTCGCAGAGCCGTGATGCTGGTGTCGATTCCCAGTACGAAAACGTCGTTGTACTCACGACGAATGGCCAGCAATTGCTTATCAATGGCGACTTGCGGAATGCCTAGCTCGGTGCCACGGGTTTGAGCCGCGGACAGCGCCCTGTCACGCATCTCCGCGCGGGTGAGCAGGATCTTCTGCTTATCGGTCCACTCCCTTTCAACCGCCTCGCGCTGTACTTGGATGCCTTTTTCCTTTGCCGCTTTGTCATCAGCGGAGGCCTTCTCGTTGATGGACTTGACGACACGCTCGTTTGCTGCCACTTGCGCCTTAGCTGCGAGAACGTCCCGATCGTTCTCCGGGTCATACCTCTCCCCATCACGCGCTTTGCCAATCCTTTTCAGCCGATCTATTCTCTCGTCAAGGGCCCTGCGTTGCTCGTCGAGCGCAGCGAGCTGCTGCTGAGGTCCCAATTCCCTGCTACCTGAAAATTCGACGACTGAGTCCCATGCGCTGCTCGTTGCTGACTTGATCTTGATCCAGGCCCGCTCCCATACCGATAGGACTTCAAGTACCTTTTCCTTTTGGTCGGCGATGCCGTCGGCATAGGCGCTCTGTGCAATGCGGGCAGCATCGATCGTCCGACCCTGTTCCTGTGCCGCTTTTACGGCGAGATAGGTCTCGGTAGCGACGAAACCATATTGGTCGCCCATCGCTCGAAGCGCGGTAAGCGGATCCTTTCCAAGCGCCGCGAACTCCTTTGCGGTGTCTTCGACGCTCTTGCCCAACACACGCTGAGCATCGACGGCAACCGTGCCGAATTTCTCCAGGTTGGCGCCTGCAATGGCACCAGTGCTGGCCAGCGTGGTCAAGGCTTTGGCCGAAACGCCCTGCGAGCCGTTGATCTCCTTCATGCTGGCGGCCATGTCTGCCATCTGGCCGGCGGTGGTGCCGGCGAAGTTACCCGTCATGATGAGGGCGCGCGAATACTCCACAGCCTCTTCGTGCCCAGCCTTATAGGCATAGGCCAACGCACCCAGTACGGCAATCGTCACGGTATAAGGATTGATCAAACCGAGGACTGCCCCACCAAGAGCGCGCGCAGCAGCGCCAACACCCCCAAACATGTCACGCAGTTGGCCGCCCTGCTGCAGGAGTACGGTCAGCGGAGCTTGGCCGCCCTGAAGGCTGACGATGATGTCGGTCATCTGCGCTGGGACGCCGCGCATTGCGGCGCTCATTGCTGCCGCGGACATTCCGCCATTTCGGAAAGCCTGGTCTTGGGCGTGGAGCTGGTCAAGAAGCGGCTTAGCCTGCGTGGTGACCCCCAACTGCGCGGCCTGCAACTCCAGCATTTCGGTGCGCGTCTTGCCGATACCAGCGACCTGCTGTTCCAAGCCCTTGAGGAACGAGGCCCGCGAGGCCTGAGCTTGGGACAACTCACGTTGCGCCTGCGCCTCCATCTGGGTGGCATAGGTCTGCTGCTCCTGCGCCAGACGCAGGTCGCGCAGTTTCGCGATCAGCGGCTCGGTGGTGCTGGTTAAGCCGAGTTGGGCGGCTCGATAGCGATTCACCTCCTCGGTCGACAGGCCAAACAGTGCGATCTGTTCACGCAGTCCTGCAATGAAACTATCCTTTCCAGCCTGGGCTTGCAGCGCTTCACGCTGGGCCTGGTCGGCGGCACGTGCTGCGGCTGCGACCTGCTCCTGGGCCGTGCGCATAGCGTGCAGCTGCGTGATCAGCGGCTCTGCAACGGCCGCCAGGCCCAGCTGAGCGGCGTGGTGACGCTGCACCTCCTCGGTGGAGCGGCCATACAGGGCGATCTGCTCGCGAAGCCCTTCCAGGAAGCTGTCGCGGCGCGACTGCGTCTGTGCCGCATCCTGCTGCGCCTGGGCGGCTGCGCGTGCGCTGGCCGCAACTTGGTCCTGCGCCTGCTGCAGGGCGCGAAGCTGAGCGATCAAGGGATCGGCCGCATTGGCGGCGCCGGCTTGCGCGGCGCGGTAACGCATCACTTCCTCGGTCGACTTTCCGAACAAGGCAATCTGCTCACGCAAACCGGCGAGAAAGTTGTCGCGGGTACTCTGGGCTTGGGCACTGTCGCGCTGTGCCTGCGCGGCCTGGCGCGCGGCGGCGGCGGCCTGTTCGTGGGCTTCGCGCAGCGCGCGCAGTTGGGCGATCAGCGGCGCAGCCTCTGCCGCCGCGCCAGCCTGCGCCGCGCGGTATTCCAGGATGCCTTCGGTCGACTTGCCGAAGAGCGCGATCTGTTCGCGCAGGCCATCGAGGAACGACGTTTTGCTCGTTTCAGCCTGGGCCGCTTCACGCTGAGCCGCAGCCTGGGCACGTGCGGCCGCCTCGGACTGCTGCTGTGCGGCGCGCATGTTCTGCAACTGAAGGATCAGCATCGACGATTCTTGCGCGGCGCCGGCCTGCGCCGCGCGGTATCGCTGAACCTCATCGGCGGACTTACCGAACAGGGAGATCTGCTCGCGCAAGCCGGCAAGAAATGATTCCTTCGACGACTGGGCCTGAGCTAACTCGCGCGCTGCCGCTGCCTGCGCCTGGGTCGCCTGAGTCGCTTGCGTCTGGGCCGCCTCCACTGCACGAAGTTGGTTCAAATACGGCGTGAGCGATGCCGGATCGACGCCGCGGCTGCGCGCCATCGAATCGTAATAGGCCGCCGTGGTGCGGCCGCCCGCCTCCATGGCCACAGTGGTGCGCTGGATCGATGCGATGATATTGCGCTGCGAGCTTTCCACCGCGCGCGCCGCGGCGGCCGAGCGCACCCCGGTCTGGGTGATTGCCTGCCCTGCATGGTTGGCCGCGTTGACGGCCGGGCGCAAGCCTGCTTCCACGCCCGAAGCGTCTGCCACTACTCGAATTGTTGCGTTGTTAACGATATCGGTCATGGCGTGGCCTAAATAAAAAAAGCCACCCGAAGGTGGCTTGGTTGCGTATTGCTGTCTTAGCGCTTGACTAGGCCCGACCTGCCCGCAATGCCCAGTGTGGCCGCCAGCAAAAGTCGTCGCATCTCCGTCCTATGATGAGAAATCGATCTCACACCAGCGCCGCACTGGCCTATTCGTCGCGGCTATTCATGAGGTTGAGCGCGGCGAACTCCATGGTCTGGATGTCCGCCTCGAGGTCGTCGTACTGCACCGGGTCAAGGTCCATGCGGTCCATCTTCCGATGCAGTACGGCATAGTCCAGGCCGATCAAGCCCATGCCGCCGGCGCGCCACTGCGTGCGCATGTAGGCGAACAGCACATAGGCGTCCCAGTGTTCCGGCCATATCTCGACCACCTCCTCGTTGAAGTCATCGAGCGTCAGGCCGGCAAGCTCCATCTGGGCCAGGTCCTTTTTCGTCGGCCCCGGCGTGTACATCGCCTCGGCGATTAGACGGAGTTTCCCAGGCGGCCTTCGTTGATCGCGGCGCGGTAGTCGGACTTGATCGCCTCGGCCATCGCCGGCAGCGTGTCCACCAGCTCGGCCACGCCGTCCTTGTCGAAGTCGGCGTCCAGGTTCCATCCCTTGACGATCTTCAGGATGTAATCGACGTTGATGGCCGACTGACGCCTCACGATTTCGGTCTGGGTCATCGAGAATTCCGGGATTGCCTCGCCGGTTTCCTTCGCCTTGGCGACTGCGGCATTGAAGCGCTCGATCTCAGCGTTCGCTTCGTTTTTCAGCTTGGCCTGCAGCTCGTCGGTGAGCTCGGCCAGTTCGGTGCGGCTGCGGTAGACATAGTCGACTTCCATACAGCCCAGCTCGCCGTCCAGCATGGTGCACTGCACTTCCTTCTTGAAGTTCTGCGGACGTTTGCCCAGGACGATTTTGGTAGCTTTTGCCATGATTTTTGTCTTTCGGATCAGGTGGAACGGAAGAAAAAGACCGCGAGGAATGACCCCGCGGCGTAAAGGCCAGCGCCGACCATTCGGCGCCAGCTGGCAAACAGGATCAGTAGCGGACGACCTTGTTCTGCAGCGAGAACGACGCTTTCACGGCCATGACGCTGCCCTTGGCCAGGCTCGGCGACTCGTTGAACGAGCAGTAGCCGGCGTACAGCAGCACGGCGCCGCCTGGCAGGATGCCGCGCAGGCACGTCAGCTTCACGCCGTCGGACACGGCTTTCAGTGCGGCGTGGTGCGGCGCGCCCTTCTCGTCAGCGATCGTCAGCGCCACGGTGGTGGCGGTAAAGCCATCCGGCAGGTTGACCGGCATGTCGGTGTCGAGCAGCGGCACCTCGACGAACTTACCGTCGCCGCCGGAGATTTCCGCCGCCGTCACGCCGGTGATCGGTACCCAGGTAATGACCTTGCGCACCTGACCCAGGCCAGCTCCGACCGGGAACAGGGTGACGTCGGTGGTATCCAGGCCTTCGAGCGTGAACGAGGTGCCGGTAGCGGCCTTCAGGCGGAACACGCGGCCGTTGGCCTTGCTCCAGCCGCCGGTGTACTCGACGAAGTCGCCCGCGGCGAAGGTGTTGGTCGCGGTGCATACCGCGTCGGCGGCGTTGCTCGCTGCGGTGATGGTCACAGCCGTGGCGAAGACGCTCGCCAGGGCGAACGCGATGTTGTTTGGCAGTTGCATTTATGGGCCTTTCAGGTAAATAGCCCGACAGCCGGGCGAAGAAAAGGCCGCCGGATTTCTCGGGGCGGCCTGGAAGGGGTAAAGCGCGATCAGACGAACAGCTGGAACTCTTGCATCGCTCCGCGGTACTCTGTCAGTTCATCGTATGTATCACCGGCGCCGGTCAGCGCCTCAGTCTGCAGCGCGGTCTCCGCGCGCAGTGCGATCTCGACCTGCTCGGCCACTTCGAACGCCTCGATGGAGATGGTGGACCACACGTTGATCTGCACCCGAACGAAGCGCTTGGCCGGCGCCTCGCCGGTGATGAAGTTGATAGGCGGCCCACCGATCACCTGGAACGTGATGTACGGGGTGGGCGTGCCGGCGTCGGCAATCCCGGGGAACACTCGGCCGCCGGCCAGTTCGCCCAGCACCGAAAAGATTTGCGCATGTGGTGTCATGTCGAATTCCTCGCCAGTTGTTGGGCCAGCGTTCGCGTCATCAGGTCGACCGCGTCGCGCTTTCTGGTCTCATACGCTGGCCGCATGAATGGATAAGCGCGAACTCGGGCATTCCCATATTCGAGCTCAGCGGCGCGGCGGTGCGCGGCCCAACCAACGGTCCGGCCTGTCCTTGCGCTCACATTCGTGTTTTTCGGCACAACCTTGTGGCCTTTTTCCACCCAGCGCCAGTAGTAGGCGCCGTCCCGGGACGCGCCGCCATTGCGCACCGTAACTAGGTAGACCTGTACCTTGCCGCCATCCGATTCCTCTTCGAGCCGCTTGACAATGATGCTGTCGAACAGCATGCCGGTCTTCTTGTTGGACAGCGCATTTTGCTTCGCCTGATCGCGGAACAGGTCGGCGCCGGCGAATCCAACAGTCCGCAGCGTCGGTTCGTCGATCGAACTGACGACCTGCTCGGCGGTCTGCCTTACCGCCTCGATGAGTGACGACGTGTCGAACCGCATCATTTCACGGCCTCGCAGACCAGATCCATGAAGCGGCGGTCGACGTTGCGCAGCGGCGGCGCCTTGATGGCGTAGGTCCGGCCGCTGTGCACGACCCGCATCGTCTCATCGATGTCGGGACGGTACCAGGTACGGATCGATGCGCGCAGCACCGAAACCTCGGCATCGGCACGCAGCGCTTCCAAGCCTCGCAGATGGCGCACATCGCCCCGCATGCCCGGCTCGACTGGCACCCACGCCTGGCCCGGCTTTCGCTGGCCCGCAGCGTCGCGCTCCTGCGACGGCTTGAGAAAGATCAAGTAGTCGTTGAACATCAGTACACCACCTCCCCGTCCAGCAATCGCACCGCGCTGCCGGCCATCGATGCGGACAGCTGGCCGAACTGCTCGGCCACGCGACGCAGAATGAAGCCCTTGACCGAATCCGGCACGCTGGTGTGATCTGGGCCGTAGCCGGCGACGTACTGGACCTCAACGGCGTTGATGCGCGCCGCAGTCGCTGGCCAGGCTTTGCCCGGCGCTGGCACGATATAGCCGGGCTCGCTCTCGGCGTCTACCTGGTAGTCCAGCGGATGCAGCTCCTGCTGCTGGCCGGTCTGGTCGATGAACTTCACGTGCACCACCGAGATCAGCCGCGGGCGTGGCAGCTTGATGGGACCATCGAAGCGGTCAAGTGTGAGGCGCAAGGTTTGCTCGATGAAAGCACGCTGCGTTTCGAACTCCGCCTCTGCCGTCGCAGTCTTGAC